TAAGGCTTGTGCATATTCTGTAGCAAGGGAAGCCTTAGAGGCTTCTAATGCTGCAGATTCTTTTTGTAGATCTACAAATTGTTTTTGTCCAGTTAAAACTCCGGAGTAGTTATCTGTAATTTTTTTAGCTGCTGCTGCTACATCTTTAAATGCTTTTGCTGTAGATGATGCTGCTATAGTACTACCTAATACTTCTTTTGCCGCTCTTTTAGCTTCATCAGCATAATCTCTTGAAAAGAATAAAATATCCTGCTGTGATTCTTTTAATTTAGAATAAGCCTCAGCACTTTTTAATAACTCATCATTGAGATCTTTTTGATTATTTAATTCTTCCTCAGTAGCCATTTAAGTGTTTTGTTATAAATATTAGAAGGCATCATTTCTTTGATGCCTTCGTAATATAACTTGGAGGTTTTACTTGAGAATTTGGGATTTTAGATTTATCTGGGTTATTTAAATCTATATTGGTATTCTTCCCATTACCAGATGATTTTTTTGTTGCATCTGATTCTGCCTGTTTACTCTCTAATATTTTATTAAATGTAAACTTCCTCAACCATAGGGGCATATTATATATTGTATGCCAATCATATCCACCCCCACCATAATATACTATTTCATGGATTTGGGTGAATAATGCTATCCTAAACTGAGGCGTCAGGCCAAAAAAACGTGACAGTCATAGGTAAGGAAACTTCCTTATCCATGCCGTCTGTACTCTCAAAATTAAATAATAAATCTATATCAGGTTGGAAACCTTTTATATACTCTCTAAATGCTCTAGAATCTCGAGCTAAACAATAATTATCAACATACTCTCTAATTGATTTTTGGTCTTCATTACCATCTACAGATAATATCATATATTTTAAACGAGTAGATAATTCTGGATTAGATTTTTTATCTAATTTTTGAAGTCCTTTTATTTCTCTTTTAATATCTGAGTCATCTTTACCAGTAAGTAATTTAAATTCTATTTGTGTTTTTGTTGATGGCATCTCAAAATTAAATTTATTAATGCCTTTTTCAATTACTTTACTTTCATCTAAATAGCTTGAATTTAACTCTGTTAAATCTACAGTTATTTCTTCACCTTCATATTTGAAAGTATAATCTTTACCATATCCTAAAATTCGAGCAGCAACCATAATTGCATTTTTATCCCCAACAATAAGATCATTATAATTAATTTTAGTAACAATTAATGATTTTAACAATCTATCTAAAACTGTACCGTCTTTAATATAATTTTGATTAGTTAAAATATCTTCTTCCTTAGCGGTCATATATTTCATTTCAATAGTTCCCTTTGATAGGGGGTTTGAGTCTGGGTAGACTAGTCCTTTTGAGGGGAGTTCTACCACTTCAGAAGGGAATTTCATTTCATCCATATAAATTTTATTTAATTATAACTTTATTATTCATGTATACATATGTAATATACAAAAGAGAGCTCGGTTTCCCAAGCTCTCCTTTAAAGTATTAGAGTTTTATTTTTCTAGAAATTCAACACACAATAATCCATTCCGATTGTCATGTCGATATTCATAGCTTCATTTTCAGTATCCCAATTCATATCTCCAAATGATGCATCTTTTATAAATGCTCCTTTAATTATCCATTCTGAAACAACATCTCCTACAGGACCTAATACATCAATAGTTAAATCTTTCTTATAAAAATCACTATATCCATCTCTACCTGTTACAGATTCATGGTGCAATCTTACCCACTCCATAGTAGCCTGAGCTCCTGATGGTGTAATTGGATCAAATAATTGCATTGTGATGTCATTCCATTCTAACTTACCCTTAATTTTTCTATAGGTGTTAATATGATTGAGTTTAATTTCATCTTGAGAGAAACCTAATCCACTAATACCTTTTATGATGTAGGATGGAATTCCATCCACATACATGATAAACCTATTTGCTTGTTTTGGTTCAAATGCTGTGAAAAATATTTCGTTTGGGTCTAATACTGCCATTTTATGTTATTTTATTTTTTATTCTAATTATAAATATCACTCAGTTTAACTTTTATGCAGGGAATTCAACTCCTGTTGGAAGTATGTTAAAGTCTAGGTAAACAAATTCTGCTGTTTTCGTTGGTTGAACGTAAATAGCGCCTCTTAATTCATTTCTATCAACTACGTCGGGACCATTGTTTGATTCGTTCATAACAACTTTAAACGCGTATAAACCCTGTCTTTGTTGTACTGACTCCAAATATGGGTTTGTTTGAGCTAAGAAGATATTTCTTGTTGCTGCTGAATTTTGTTCAAATACTAAATTGTCTGCTACTTGAGATATATAGTTTTTAAGTGCGATTAGCAATCTTCTAACATTTACTCTATCTAAAGCACTTGCTTGAGTTTGTAATGTTTTCTGACCAAATACTACAACTCCTCTTCCTGGGAAGGTTGCTATAGGATTTACTTTATTTTGGTATAGTGTATCTCTATTGTTTTGAGTTAATTTTCTTTCTGCTTGTACAACAGCACCTAATCCACCTCTATTAATACCTGCAGGTGCAAACCATGCTTCTGCTGTTCTATCATTTGAAGCATAAACTCCTGGGATTAATGTTGATGCTGGAACCCATACTCTTTGTCCTGAATCTGGATCTGTTACCATACACCATGGCCAATATGAAGCTGCATATGATGTATCTTTACTAGCTGCTGTTTGTGAAACTGCTGTTATTGAAGAATCATACCCTTCAAGATCTAAGATTACAATATTATCACCTCTATTTTCTGTATTTGCTACTAGAGTATTTAACACTGAACTATAATCTGCTTGGTATAAACCAGGTGCTGAAATTAAATTATATCTGTAATCATCTTTATTGGCTAATAAATTAAAGGCTGTAGTGTAATTGCCACCAACTAACCCTTGAGTATCAGTACCATTAATTTCATTATAATATTTTCCATCTCCAGTTAATATAGTTCCTTGAGCATTTCCAAATGTTCCAGAAGCTGCTAAAGGAATAGAAGCTGTAAATCGTGTTTGAGCTGTTCCACTATTATCAAAATAGTTTGGAGTCTTATAATTTACTTCTTTTACTCTTATATACCTTGAAGCATTTGGATAAGATCCTGATGTTTGTAGATATATATCTGTTGTTCCAGCTCCTCTTACTACTTTTTTCTGATCACCAATTATTCTTGAAATATAATTTGATGATTTTGGATCTAATGATACATTATTAAATGATTCAAGAACTGATTTTGCTCTTGTAGTATCATTACCTTGTCTTACAACTACACTAAATGTACCTGAAGCTGTATCTGGTGATGTTATTTCCCATCTAATATTATCGGTTGAACCACTTGCTAAAGCACCTTGTGAATTTAAGGGGCCAGCACTATTCATAATAATACCTTGACCTATTGATTCTAGCGTAAATGCATTTGCATCTACTATATCAGCATCTACTAATGTTAACACTAAATTAGCTGATGGAGCACCCATAGAGGATGCTGCTACTGTTACTGTGTCTCCTACTGCATATCCTGTACCTGTATTAGTAACTTGTACTCCTACAGTTTCAACAAATAAATCTCCTGCTACTAATGTAAATACTGGATTTGTACCACCACCGGTTGTAGCTCCTAATGAACTTGATGGGAATGTAATTGTGTCAGCTGCTGAAAATCCTGATCCTGTAGTTGTAACAGTAATTGATGATACTAATGTTGCACTTGCTAGTACTACAGTTGCTGAACAAGTTGTACCTGATACATTTCCAGTTCCTACTACTGTTGTATATGTTGCTGCTACACCTCCGGCTACTTGGGTTGAAATAGAAGCTAATAAAGCATCTGTTGTTGCAAGTAATTTACCATTTGCACTTGAAGCTGTTACTGATACTATTAGATCTATTCCAGCCCCACTTGTTGATGTTCCTGCTGGTATGTTTTCAAATAATGATCCACCTGAACCACCTGATGTAAAAGAACCAAATAGATTTTTTCCTATACTAATTTCTCCACTTTCTTGATCATTAAAGATAGTTGAAGAAGTAGCTTCAGTAAATGAACCTGATTGAACTCTTGTCACTAATAATGTATTACCCCCATTTTGGAAGTAATTATATGCTGATATAGAAGTTAAAAATGTGTATTGATCCGATCCACTATCAAAAGTTGTACCAAAATCAGCTTGATATTCACTGTAGGTAGTAATTAGTTTAGGAATGTTTACCTGACCTTTAACTGTAGGACCTACTAGAGCAGCTCCAGCTTGGATTGGTTGAGAAGTTATTTGAGATTGATCATTCTCTCTCGCTAATACTCCAGGGGAAATTAATGTTTCTGCCATTTTATGTAGTTGTTATTATTTTGATAATAAATATGTGTTTTTTTATTAAAAATTTACTTATTTGGGATAAATTCCCCATTTTCTAAAGAAATAGAACCATTTCCATATTTCTCTTCTAATTCTTTACCTAATTTTATTTCTTCTTGTTGGAGTTGAATTAAATTATTTTTGAATTCATCTTTTTGTAAGTTAAGAGTCATTATTTGAATCTCAACATTACCTATTATACTTGTTAGTTCTGTATAGTTTTTTTTTAAATTATTTAAACTATCAATTTCTTCTTGTGTTAACTTTTTATTCATTTTTAAAACTTTTTAATTATTATTATGATGTATAATGTATTGTAAACATAAATTTACTATCATTGTCAGCAGCACCATCCGCCGTAAAAGTAAGATTACCACTTGCATCAACATCAACTACAATTACTCCAACAACGGTAATCTTTTCTATGTAGGTTGCCATTACAAAAAGATCCGTCCCCATTGTTTTACCTTCGAGTTCTGTTGCAAAGGTACTGACGGTTGAAGCACCATTTACAAAAAGTGCACTACCTGCAAGAAATGAGAATGCAGTACCCCCTCCATCTAATGTTGTTGATGTTGCTGCTGTTGTTGCTGTTGCTGCATTACCTCCTATATTTAAAGATGTTGCAGTTCCTGTTAAAGATGTACCTGCACCACTAAATATACCTGCAGTTAAGAGGTTGGATGTTTTGTTGAATGTAAATTCTGCAACATCTTCAAGTACATTAGTTTCTCCTGACTTGAAAGGGACTCGGGTTTCAGTTAATTCCCCAGTAAGCCCACCACCAGCACTTCCATTACCGGCAGATGTTATTCTTCCTTTTGCGTCTACTGTTATATTAGTGTTGGTATAACTACCAGCTGACACTGCGGTATCAGCTAAACTAATAACTGGGGTAAGACCTCCTGAGGAGACTATAGGAGCAGTTCCTGTTACAGATGTTATTGGTGGGGTTGAACTTCCTGTAATACTTGTTCCATTTACTATTAAAGAACCTGATACTGTAACATTATAAGCTTCTGCTCCAGTAAATGCATCAAATGATTGGGATATTTGGGATGCTTCTACAGGTTGACCTGTTACTACCCCTGTATTTGTAAATGTTAATGCCATATTGTATAGTTATTTTAGTTATAAATATTAAAAAAATTATTTAGATTAATGTTTTTTAGAAAAAGGGGTTGTTTTTAGTGTCAAATAATTGCTTATTTAATGCATTTATTATTGTTTGTGGGAGTATAGATTTAGTACATTCAAATTGTCTTGGACTATCTTTATGTTCAGGACACCACTCCCAATCCCCAGCATTTAATTTGGTTGAGTTAAAACAACCACTACACTTATTTGAAGGGGTTGATATTCTTTCACAATCTTCAAATTCACTATAAGATTCACTAAAACCTGATATTAATATTGTAGGACATTTTACTGCCCAACTTAACCAACTTAAACCACTTCCTAATCCTATAAAAGCTTTAGCATTCATTAAATCATTTGCCCTTTCACTTAATGGAAAATCTCCAGTTTTATCAATAACACCCTTTAAGGTTCCCCCCAATTTAGAATCATGCCATTTATCCCCTAGAGGTTCTTGTGTAATCATTACAACCTTATAACCCTCGTTATTTAAGTAATCTATTATGGTTTGCCATCCACCTTTATAATTCCAATATTTAGCATGTGATGATGCGTGGGGGGCTATACAAATGTAATCCCCATCAATTGTTGAGCCTGTATTTTTAAATGTAGGTTTTGGTTTTATTTCTCTATAGTTAAGACCTAAAATATCAGTAGCTGTTTTACTTAGGGGATGTTTCCTAAAATTTAGTGGGTTTTTTGAATAATCAATTTTATCATCTTCACTATAATGCCAGCCTACTTCATACATGGCGTATAAATTAAACAATTCTATACCAGGTTCTACAAAAATGATTTCTGGGTAGTTTTCCTCAAACATCTCATTATGGAAAGTTGAAATTGTTAAATTACAATTATGGATATTTCTAAATTCTTCTAAATAAGGCATCCATGATAGAGTATCACCTAAAGCCTTAGAAGCTAAATGAATATAAACCTTTTGGTTTTCAGCATTATACGAGTGTTCAAATACGACTTCATCAGTGTCTTTATTTTTTACTTTTACTAAATAATTGACAAAATATTGAATATTTGATTTACACCACATATTATTTGTGATTGTATTTTCGTAAACTACCTCTCCATTATCTTGATTAATGAAATCTACAGAATATTTTACTTTTTCATCCCCTAATACTTCGAATTTACAACCTTTAACAAAATCTACTTTAAATATGTTTTGTTTAATTATTGGGGGTATAGGATTTTTAATTAAATTATTATATTCTTTTATTAAAACTTCTTTCATATGTTAAATTCTTTATTAAATTGTTTCTTATATTTTAAATCATCTATAAAAGCTTGACCATAAGGTAAAATATTTCCTCTATCAAAGTTATGTATTTGTAAATACCACCTCATGTTATAGTGGTATTGGTTATGAGGTTTTAACTTTGCTCTTTCAGTACCTAATATTTCATTATTCCAAGGATCTTCATTAGGATACATAATAGATTTTAAATATTCTACATCCCAAATAGCAGCATTATGAGTTAATAACCACACAGAATCCTTCTGCATTTTAAGTACTCTATTACCTTCAATAAATTTATCTGTTAAATCCACTGCTTCAAAATCATATCCCCACCAGTGGAATTTTTCATGTATGCGAAGACAATCTGCTTGTTCATCATCCATAAATTTAATAAATTCAGGCATAATGTTTTTGATAGATCTTTCGGGCCACATATCATCACACATTAATAAAACATATTTAGTTTTTATTTTATCTAAAGCATAGATTAATTTATTTGAAAAATCATATTTTGTATGATCTGGTTTATTAATGCTTAGAGGAATAATATTTTCATATTCATAATTAAATTTATTGTTATCTGATATAACATATATATTTAAGTCTAATCCACTAAGAATTTCCCAACTTAACCCTAAACCTTCCCAACAATTAGAATAACTATCACAAGTTGGAATTAAAACTGATATTTTATCTTTTAAATTCATTGTATATTTTAAATAATTCTTTAGTTCTATTTAACCATGATAGTTTTTCTGAAGTTTCTAGACATTGTCTTCTATAAAAATCAAAGTTTGATATAATATTCTTTAATCCTCTATCCATTTCAAATACATCACGGGGTGCTCTCCATGCTCCATGAAAGTCAGTTGTATATTCCCAATTTGCAATTATAGGTAAACCAGCAGCCGCAGCTTCAACCATAGTTAAATTTGGATGACCTGCTTCCAACATTGTAGGGTGAATAAAAATATCATGTTGGTGGAATAAATTTAACAATTTACTGTTTGGGGTATCAAATACTAAATTTAATTTGGGGTAACTTAACATCCATAAATGACCATTAAAGAAATTTTTATTGTTAGAAGGTCCGGCTATAGTAATTTCTAAATCATTCATCATAGCTAAGCCTAACCCATATTCAAATCCTTTTCTATCAAAGGTATGATCACCCCCTAAACCATTATTAGCTAACATTAATAATTTTGGATTGGTAGGGAGGGGATGATGAGGTTTAGGGTAAAAATCATCAGTGTTTACACCATGTGAAAAATAAATACATTTTGGATGGTTAAAATATTCTACTAACCAATTAGCGGGCATTAATGATATTAATGATCCTTCAATTGCTTTTAAATTTTCTCTATATACATGGGATTCTTTACCATAATGTAAAACATGATGGTCATGGAGTTGGTAAATATATGGTATACCCCTTTCTTGTAAACCAATAGCTAAATTAGCTACATGGCAGTGTACAATATCAAAATCATCTAATTTAATGGTGGATGCCATTTTATGAGTTGAATCATGACCTAGTATAGTTTGATTTACTTCAAATTCCCAAATAATCTTTTCTATCGCTCCCCAGTTTTTAGGTGGTATTGATAACCCACAAGCTGGGTCTACGTGGCATATTTTCATTTTAAAAATGCTATATTATTAAATCCTTCACTATCATCTACCCAGATGGTATACCCATTCAAATGTAAAAAGTCTTCTAATTTTGAATTATCAATACTATTAATTCTTTCATAAATAATAACTTTAGGTTTTGAAATTTTATTAAAATCTAAAGCCATTATTAACTTATCATCTATACCCTCTACATCAATATGTAACCAATCTAAATTATCAAATTTGTTTTCTATTAAAAGTTCATTAATACCTATAGATTCTTTTTCAACTTCTTGTATGTTAGAGTGAAAATTTAATAAATGTTCTTTATCTACAGAATTAGTATAACCTTCACCATCTAAAGCTTCATAAAATTTTACTTTACCTCCTTTTGGGGTAACTAATTTGTTTAATAGGGTAACATTTGGATTATTATAATTTTGTTTTAGTTTTGAAAATGTGTCAATGGATGCCTCAACTAATAACATTTTAGAAAAAAATTGACGTTGATATAAATGAACCCATTCTCCAGTTGATCCATCATTTGTTCCTATAGCAACACCCTTAGTATTTAAATTTGAGGCACACCACAAATCAAATGCTATTTCTGATTGAGTTCCGTGTTCTAAACTATTCCATTGGACTCTACCGACTTCAATCCCTTTAGACGTAGATAGTTTTAAAGTACAACCATCAAACCAACTATACCAACATTTATGTCCTGGGTTTAAATCAACTTCATATATCATACTACCACCATGAGTTCTAAAAATTTCAACTTTTAAAGGTAAATTATCTTCGGGGAAGAAAAAATTGATGTCATCATTTACTGTTAATTCTATTGTAGCTGATGTGCGCCGTTGTGATTGGGCGTTTGTAATTTTTATATCGACAAATCTATTCATCATATTTTTAAATCTCCTTTAATATTAGTTTCACTTATTTTATTATCTATTAAACTATGTCCTTTTGCTTGGAAAACCAAGGGTTCTTTAAAAAACCCTTTTGGTTCTTCTCTAAAATTGTTAGTTACCCATAAATCAAAAGCATCCCATTTTGAATTATTAATTTTATCATGTACTTTATCAATTTTATTACCTCTAATCATATAAGCATGAGCATCTGTAAACATACCAGCATCAATATGAGTTTCGTATTCATTAAATATTTCATAGTTGTGGGCAAAACTAAAGAATGTATAATCTTTTTCTTTTGAAATTTTTATTGCTTCATTTAATTTATTAACAAACTCATTATGGTTTTCTAATAATAAAGCATCACATTCAAAAAATAAATAAATAGTATTATTATCCTTAGGACATGATAGTATGGCATCTGTATGTGCTTTAAAACACCCATAATGTCCAGGGGCTAATTTATAATAACCTGGATGCATTTGAACATCATTTGGTCTATTACAATTTTGTATTGGTGGTAAATCCAGGTAAGGTGTATTAATTACAGATGTATATTCTATATTATCATATTCTCCTAATTTACTAATAGATTCAATTGAACGTATTTCTCTTTCTTCATCTGTGTGGGTTAATAAATGTATAATTTTAATTTTTGGGTTAGATTCATAATTTATTCTATCACCTTTCCAATTAAACATACCATTGTTAGGCATTATATTTAAAAAATAATCTTTATTTAAATCAAATCTATGATATTTTACACTTTCTCCTGTATTAGTATCTTTTACATCAAATATAACTGTAATGTTATCATTTAAATCATATTTTACTAAATCCCAAAACTGATATTTACCTCTAACTTCTAGTGTTCTATCAATAATAAGTTCTTTATTTTTTTCTACAGTATAGCGAATGTTTTTACTTTCTTTAGCATTTGATATTGTTATCCAAGGACAAAAGTGATTCTCTACATCTGTAGGTAGTATAGTATAATATTCAACCATTGAATAGTCTTCAAACTCAAAATACTTTTCAGCATCAGATTCAAATTTTTCTTTAGATTCGATATAATTATTAGTATTATTTTTAAACATATGATAATATAAATTTTCTATACCATTAGATTCAGCACTATGCTTACTCATAAGGTTATTATATTGATCTTCTGTTTCTATAAAATGACAATGTTTTAAAATTGCTTCAGGTCTTGCTGCAAAGAAGTATGTATAATAACATTTACCTTCTTGTGCTTTAAATTCACCAAAGAAAGTATCATGTTTATTTAATTTTTCAGATATGTAATCTATATAACTACTATCTTTAAGAATATAATCAAAATTAATATAATATAATTTTTTAATATCTAACCCTTTAGCAAATGTAGCTGGGTTATAAAATGAAGTATAACAAGCTGGGCCATGATATCTATCATTGTCTTCGCCTCTTAAATTAAGATAAGTATCATATAAATTACTACTTGCTGTATATCCAGAGTAAAATGTATGTTTAGTTAATAAATTATTTTTTTCATAAAATACATAATCAACCATATCTTGTAGTTCTTTAGGAACCGGACAATGGGCTGATATTATAATTTTTCTATTACTATTTTTTCTTAATGATTTAATACATTCTATTGTAGTATCTACTACTGCTTGGGTTTTTGGGTAAGTACAAATTACATATGCTTCTTCTTCTTCATTAAGAGTATTAACATCTTCAAATTGTTCTTTAATCTTTAAGACATTTTCTTCAAAACTATCAAAATCTAAATAATTAATAGAGTCATAACCATCAAAATAATTTTGATAAACTTCTAAATTATATAATAGTTGGGGTATTTGATGTGATAAAGCTTCACGTATTACTAACGGCATGGTTTCCTTATCATTTTCATTACCTCTAGAGGTAAATAAAAATAAATCCATTGATTGGTAAAAATTATCTACATCTGTTCTTTCATCCCACCATGTCAAGTTATTTGGTTTGGATTTCATTAAAGGTTCCCAGTACCATTTAAAATTATCTGCTTGATTACCTACACTATGGAATTCATATTCTGGTAGAGATTGGGCATATTCAAAAAATTCTTTTTGGTTTTTACGTGAAGTAAATAAACCGATGTGTAGTATATGTTTTTTATTTGGGTTTAATTTTAAGCGTTTTAACGCGATTTCTCTATTAGGGCGTGGGGTATATTCAATTGGGTATTCTACTAGTATTTTAGGTATATCTATGCTTTTATACTGGTTTATTTGCCAATTAGATACAAACATAAATTTATCTGGGGAGTATAATTTATTATTTACATCCATTGATGAGTCATGGGATGTTTCAACTATATAATATTCTCTATCAATGTTATATAATTTCTTAGCCACCTCATCATCCATAAAATATTCAGGAATTTCCTCTAAATGGATGATATTAGGATTTATACTATTGATAATATTAAAAAGTTCAGATTTATCTTCCCCTAATGTGAAAAAATATTTTTTATCTAGTAAATCTTTAATTTTATTTTTTTGTACTACTAATCTACCTCCAGTACAATCATTCCATTCAATAAGATAAATCTCAAATTCATCTTTAAGGAGTTCTATTTTTTTTGCTAGATATTGGGGTAAGCCTCCGGTAGATAGGTGAGGTGCAATAAAAAGTAATTTTTGCATATAACTTTAGTTTTTAATGATAACAATATAATAATAACTTATTGGGTAACCAAATTATAAATATAAAAAGGGGAACTAATGTTCCCCTCTTTTAATTTTTATGATGAAATATATCCTGGAAATTGATATTCAGTTCCACTTACATTAATTGAAAGCCAAATATCTGGAGTGCCTAAAAAGTTAGTTTGTGGGCCTACATTTGATATCATATTAGTTGGTGAATCACCTTCTTCTCCAACTTCTGGAGATGTTCCTGAATCATCAATTCTTATTGTAGTAGTACGTGTATTACCTTGAACTCTTAATTCAGTACCAGTATTATCAATTGTTGCAAAATCTGCTGATTGTACTAAAGTTGATGATACTACTCTTACTATACCATTTGTAGTAACATATGTACCCCCACTAATACCGCTAGTTCCACTTATAGTTAACCCTGATGAACCTGCTGTACCTGAAGAACCAGCTGAACCACTATTTGCGCTTTGTCCCACTACTCCATTAATACCACTTGTTCCTGTAGTACCTGAAGAACCTGATGAACCACTTGAACCTGATGAACCACCTAGTCCTGATGAACCTGTAGTACCCGAAGAACCTGAAGTTCCTGAAGAACCTGAGGTACCTGAGGAACCTGAGGAACCTGAAGTTCCTGAAGAGCCTGAAGAGCTTGCTAAACCTGAAGTACCTGTAGTACCTGAAGAGCCTGAAGAGCTTGATAAACCTGATGAACCTGAAGTACCTGAAGAACCTGAAGTTTCTGATACATTTGATTCACCTGCTTCTCCTGCTTCTCCTGAGGAGCCTGAAGTACCTGAAGAGCCTGAAGAACCTGAAGTTCCTGTTAAACCTGATGAGCCTGATGAGCCTGCTAAACCTGATGAACCTGAAGTACCTGAAGAGCCTGAAGTTCCTGATTCTTTTGATTCACCTGATTCTCCTCCCTCTCCTGATGAGCCTGATGAGCCTGATAAACCTGAAGAACCTGAAGAACCTGTTAAACCTGAAGTACCTGAAGAACCTGAAGTTCCTGAAAATTTTGAATCACCTGATGAGCCTGTAGAGCCTGATAAACCTGATGAACCTGATGAACCTGATGAACCTGAAGAACCTGAAGTTCCTGTTAAACCTGATGAGCCTGATGAGCCTGATAAACCTGATGAACCTGATGAACCTGAAGTACCTGAAGTTTCTGATGCATTTGATTCACCTGCTTCTCCTGAAGTACCTGAAGAACCTGAAGTACCTGATGAGCCTGAAGTTCTTGATTCTGATGCTACACCTGAAGTTGATTCAGTTCCTGAAGAGCCTGATGAGCCTGATGAGCCTGAAGTTGCTGATTCTGTTGATTCACCTGCTTCTGCTGCTCCTCCTGAGGAGCCTGAAGAACCTGAAGTTCCTGAAGAGCCTGAAGTTCCTGAAGAGCCTGAAGTTCCTGTAGTAGCTGAAGTTGCATTTAAACCTGATGAGCCTGAAGAACCTGAAGTTCCTGAAGAACCTGAAGAACCTGAAGTTCCTGAAGAGCCTGATAAACCTGAAAAACCCTCAAAACCTGATGAGCCT